GCATTGCTGAGCTGGCCGAGAAGACGACTGCCAATAAGACCATTCGTCGCGGCGAACTCATGCTGCGCATCAACGGTTTCGAGACCATCGCGAAGGAGTGCAACGATCAGGGGCTATTCCTCACCTGGTCGTGCCCATCACGCTTCCATGCGACGCTCCATACGGGTAAACCGAATCCGAAATATGACGGTTCGGACCCGCGCACGGCCAATAAATACCTGGGCAAGATGACCGCGCTGGCGCGCTCGGCGCTGGCCCGTCGCGGTATCGGTTTGTACGGTTTCCGGATTGCTGAACCGCATCACGATGGATGCCCGCATTGGCACATGCTGGTATTCGTGCGCGCACTGCCAGATTACACCACGCCGCACGTCAAGGACGTGGCCAGCCGCGCTATCCGCGTCATGAAGAGATACGCCTGGCGCGTGGATCGCGGTGAACCGGGGGCGTTCAAGCGCCGCCTGGACGTGAAACGCATTGATTGGGCGAAAGGCAGTGCTGCCGGTTACATCGCCAAGTACGTGGCGAAGAACATCGATGGTGTAGCCGACCACAAGACAAAAGAAGGCTACCTCATCACCACCGATATGGCGGGTGATCGTGAGCTGACGCCCTCGGCCCGCGTGGAAGCCTGGGCGGCCCGCTGGGGGATTCGTCAGTTCCAGCAATGGGGTGGCGCACCGGTAAGCGTCTGGCGCGAGCTGCGCCGCGTGCCGGCAGATATGGTCACCGAGGCTCCACCGGCCATGGCCGCCGCATGGGATGCCGTACAAAAAGTCGAGGGCGAGAAGCGCGCATGTTGGGCGAGCTATCTGCGTGCGCAGGGCGGCGCTCTGGTGAAGCGTGACGATCTGATGGTCACGCTGGCCAAGGAAACCAAGACTGTCACCGGCCGCTATGAAGAGTGCGAACGCGTGATGCCTTATGGCGTCCAGTGCCGCCAAATGGCCGGTGTGGTTTTCAAATCCGTTCGTCACACATGGACGCCAGTTCAAGGGCACGACACCCGCGCATCGGCGGGTTCGGGGTTCCCTTGGACTCGTGTAAATAACTGTACGCAGCCCGCCGCGCCTGCCTTTGCGGCCGATGTGTCCTTTGACCCGAAGACCGCACCAGCGCCGGTCACGTTCCAGCCGGACCAGGCCGCACAAGTTGAGCATGCCTGGCTCGCCCTGGGCGCATGCCCCTGGCCTCGGCCGGCGGTCGATGACAGGCCAGCATGGCCGGCGCCGGTCATGACGGCGGACGAACAGCGCCTGGCTCTGGCCTCATGGGACGCCATCAAGGCATGCCCCTGGCCGCGCATGGTGCCCGCGCCGGACAGCTCCCCGCGCCATGGTACGCCCCGCCAGGTCGCCGACTGGCGCGCCGGCCGGCTCGATGTGAACGAACTTCCGATTGATCCCAACCCAACGAAAGGGAACGCCCCATGACCGCGTTTCGTGTCGTCGTGCGTACTGCCAGCGCACGCCATTCCTACACCGCCATCGCATCCCATAGCTGCGACGTGATCGCCGCCGCCGTCGATCGCTTTGGCGTGTGCTCTGTAACGGCCACTAAGGAGAAGAAACAATGAATGCAGCTGTGAAATTTGATCTGATCGCCACCGCCAGCAAGTCGCGTGACTTCGTGATGCAGCCCCCGCAGTCCCTGGACCGCATCACGTTCAACACGCCCGACGACGGTGTGCTGGCCGGCTATGTATCAGTCATCCGTCAGCACCTGGGCAACGGCGAGCGATTCGCCTGGGTCGAATTGGATAACGAACTGGCTGGGCAATTCCGTGGTGTACCGCTGGCCGACATCATCACCTGCGACGATGCTGGAGAGGGACGTCGCAATACTCCTATTTGCGCCAAGTCGCGCCGCCTGTGCTTATCGGACTACAGCGGGAGCCTGGAAAGCGCGTTGCCACATCCCGATAGGACCTTGATGGGGGCTTGATGGCGGGCGCCTATTACAACGAAATCGATCCGTTCGCGGCTGCATGGCTTCGCGAGCTTATTAAGGGTGGCCATGTAGCCGCCGGTGAAGTAGACACTAGGAGCATAGAGGATGTACGACCTGAGGACTTGCGAGGATTTGAGCAGTGCCATTTCTTCGCCGGCATCGGTGGCTGGTCACTCGCGCTACGCCGTGCCGGCTGGCCAGATGATCGACCTGTTTGGACTGGTTCCTGTCCGTGCCAACCTTTCTCCACGGCAGGCCAAGGAACTGGATTTGGTGACGAGCGGCACCTCTGGCCGGCCTTCTACTGGCTCATCCAAGAGCGCCGCCCTGCAGTCATCGCTGGAGAGCAAGTTGCGAGCAAGGACGCAGATCCTTGGCTCGACCTTGTACAAGATGACCTGGAAGCCGTGGGCTATGCCTTCGGGGCGGTTGCGTTCCCGTCTGCGGGCGTCGGTGCTCCGCACATCCGAGACCGCACGTACTGGATGGCCTACGCCAAAAGCAAGCGACGAGCAGATGGCTCGCCGTTCCAGAGAAGCGGCAGATCGATTTCTGGCGAGGCCGAACCGATCTTCGGAACTGGGAATCGACGTGCAGTTGGCCGGATGGCCCAGCACGACAGCTACGGACGCCACACGTCAGCCATCGCAGGACTTCACTACTCCGAACATCACCTTGAATCATGCAGCGATATTGGCGGGGTGGATTACACCGACCAGCCGGGACTGGAAGGACAGTGGCGCGGACATCAAGCCCCGGGCGGACGGGTCGCTGCGGCTAGATCAGTTGCCGCGTCAGGCGAATCTCGCATCGAACCCACAACCGGCCCGGCTAACGGCCTCTGGGCGTCTGCTGATTGGCTGCTCTGCCGGGATGGAAAGTGGCGGCCAGTTGAACCCGGCACATTCCCGCTGGCTCATGGGATATCCGCCAGAGTGGGACGACTGCGCGGTTATGGCAATGCAATCAATGCCGAGCAAGCGGCGCTCTTTGTCGAAGTGATGCAGGATCTGTTATGAGAGCGAATCAATTGATGATGATATCCAACGAACCGGGGAGAGCGCATGCTTGCAATTAAAAGTCCCACTGCCTGGGCCCACCTTCTCCGGATGCTGGCCGAGCAGGTGGCAAATGAAGTTCAGCAGCAGGTACCGCCGCAGACCGGCACCGATGATCCCGAAACAGCAATTTATATCCAGCACCATGAAAGCAGCGATCTACGCACGCTATAGCACCGACAAGCAGCGCGAGGCCTCCATCGAGGATCAATTCACTATCTGCACACGGTGCGCCGAGCGTGAAGAACTTGAAGTGTCCCAGCAGTACAGTGACGACGGGGTATCCGGCTCCACGCCGGTAGCCCGGCGTGCTGGCGGCGCGCGGCTGCTCATGGATGCGTTCAACGGTCGCTTCGACGTGCTGATTGTTGAAGGCCTGGACCGGCTGTCGCGCGACCAGGTAGAGCAAGAGCAACTGGTGCGCCGCCTGGAGCACCGCGGCATCGTCATCATCGGCGTAGCCGACAGCTACGACAGCCGCATGGGTGGCCGCAAGATCATGCGGGGCGTACGCGGGCTGATCAACGAGATGTTCCTCGATGACCTGCGCCACAAGACGCATCGCGGCCAGGCCGGCCAGGTCGAACGCGGCTACGCCGCTGGCGGCAAGTCCTACGGCTATGACATCGTGCGCGACCACCTCGGCAGCAAGTACCAGGTCAACGATGAACAAGCTGGCTGGGTGCGCTGGATCTTTGGGCGCTACGCGGAAGGCTGGAGCGTCCAACGCATCGCCCATGAACTCAACGCCCGCAAAGTCCCCTCCCCGCGCGCCAGCACTTGGGTGGTATCAGCCATCTATGGATCTCCGAACAAGGGTAGTGGCATTCTCAACAACTGCCTGTATCAGGGTCTGTATATCTGGAACCGCTCGCAGTGGGTGAAAGATCCGGACACCGGCAAGCGGCAACGCGTGGACCGGCCGCACGAGGACTGGCGAGAAATCCAAGTCCCTGAGCTGCGCATCGTCGATGAAGATCTGTGGCAGACCGTGCGCAAGCGGATCGATGGCCGGCTACCTGGCCGCAAACAGGGCGCCCCTGTACGAACCTTGTTCGGCGGCCTGATGACCTGCCCATATTGTGGCGGGGCCATCGTGGCTATCAATTCTCGGCTGTATGGCTGCGCCAACAGAAAAGATCGCGGGCCAACGGTTTGCAAAGGCATTCATTTCAAGCGGGAGACCGCAGACAAGAACCTGCTGGACACCTTGCGCGATGAATTGCTCTCCCCTGCCGCACAGGAACAACTGCGACGCCAGGTGCAGGCCATCCTAGCCGAGCGCCAGCGCAGCAGTGTGGCCGAGGGTGCGGCAGCGGCGGGCCGGCGCAAGGAACTGGATGGGGAAATTCAGCGCCTGGTGGATGCCATTGCCAGCATCGGCGCATCGCAGGCACTGGCGGACCGCCTGCGAGCGGCTGAGACCGAGCGCGCCCAATTGGCGGCGAACAAGCCGAGGTCGGGCCAGGATGGGCCATCTGCAGGAGAAATCGGGGAAAGGATCAAGAAGACGCTGGCCAACCTAGAAAGCGCCCTGGCCGCTGACGTGCAGCAAGCGCGCATCCTGGTGGCCGAGCTCTATGGGAAAATCGATGTCGTCGCCGAAGGCGAGAATGTCTACGCTGAATACAACAATGCCGCTGAGAAACTATTACTAGCTTCTAGCGGCATGTCTCTAAAACTGGTTGCGGGGGCAGGATTTGAACCTACGACCTTCGGGTTATGAGCCCGACGAGCTGCCAGACTGCTCCACCCCGCGTCTGAAGAAAACAATTATAG